ATTTTCCATTGTAAATTGTGCTGTACCACCAGAAGTAAATTGCATTTTATCGGCAGCACTAAATAATAAACCTGTGTTTACATCTCCTGTATTTGTTATTGAAGGAGCACCTGCTGTTCCATCTGGAAAAGAAGTTATACCTGATATGGTTAATGCTCCAACTACATCAATTAAAGTAGCTGTAAGTTCTATTTCATCCGTAGCTGCGATGTCTAATACTGTTGCACTAGCACCTTGAATAAATTGACTAGCATCATTAAAACATAATTTGTTTGTAGAGTTTAATGTTAATCCTGTACCATCTGTGTGTGTTAAAGTTGTGTCTCCATCTGCACCAAATTTTAATACTGCAGAGTCTGTAATTAAACTTAAATCATCACCAACTGTTAAGTCTGTTGCAACTTTAACTGTTGTATCATCATCTAAAGTTAATACTGTTGTTCCGTCAAACTGTTTAAAAATTAAATCATCAGTGTCTACACGTAATTGAATTACTTGAGCACCACCTGTGCCATCCATATCTAAAGTTAATTGTGTTGTACCAGCGTCTTTAAATTCTACATTACCACCTGCTGCATCAACAACTACATCAGCCACTGAATCTAAAGTTATATCTCCAGAGTTTGTTGATTGTATTGTAACTCCTGTATGACCATCAACTGTTGTTGTACTTGCTTGTGAATCGATGACCACGGCTCCTGAAGACGTTGCAAAACTTGATGCTGCATCACCTGTTGTAATATCATCTGCAGCTGTTTCACCTCCTGCAACATATGTTTTTATTCTTGAAGCTAAAACTTTTCTATTAGTACCACCAGCTCCGTCGTCAATAATAAATAAATCTGCATCTACAATATCTGCTCCTATTTCTGTTCCACCATCAATATCTAAATCTGCTATTGCTATAGAGCCATCAGCAAATGTTGGTGTTCCAGAAACGGTTAAACCATCTGTTGTAATTGTGCCATCAAAAAACGCATCTTTAAATTCTAATGAACTTGTTCCTAAATCAACATCGTTGTCTGTTACAGGAGCAAGCACACCATCTGTAAGTTTTAATTGATTTTGATTACCTGCATAAAAATGAATAGTATCTGCTGTTTCAAAATCTATTTTAGTTTGATCATCTTCACCAATTTTAATATCTGTTGCTAATAAAGATGTAATACCTGTTTGAGCAGCGTCTACATTTAATGTGTTTGTTGAAAGTGATATACCTGTGCCAGCTGTTAAAGCTGTTTTAGAAACTGCAATTGCTGCAGAAGCATTTACATCAGCATTAACAATAACTCCTGATCCTATTGCTGCTGTTCCTGTAGTTCCAATTGAAATATCTCCTGATATAACAACGGGATTAAAATTTGTACCATCACCAATTAAAGCTGCTCCTGATGTGTTAGTTCCCATTGTTAAGTCGTCACCAGAAATTGTTAGATCTCCAGCAAGTGTAGCGTTAGCTCCACTAAATGTTAAAGCGGTTGTTGTTCCAGATTTAATTATTAAATTTCCTGAAGAATTTGTTAAACTACCATAAGTTGTACCTGCATCTTTTAAAAATACATCTGCACCATCTGCATCTAAAACAATATCTGCAACTGAGTCTAAAGTTATATCTCCAGAACTTGTAGTTTGAACTGTAACTCCAGTGTGCCCATCAACCGTAGTTGTGCTTGCTTGTGAGTCAATTACTACTGCACCAG